ATTCAACATGGACAGGAGTCCAAGATGGCATACAACGACCCTCAGGCAGTCACCGTTGACGGTACGGCTTACTCGCTTCCGCGAGTGATCACCGGTACTACCGTCGGTAAGTTTGTGTCCGCTGATGCGAACAAGGAACTTACCATCGATCCGCGTGGCACGGCTAAGCGCCGTCGCAACGTGGCCCGCTTCTACTCGAAGCGGCTGGCTATCGATCCGCTTGGATCGGGCCTGTCGACTCAGGTGCAGAGTATGGTGTCGCTCACGATTGATCGACCCAACTCCGGAGTCACTGACGCTGATATCGAGAAGGATCTTCTCGGTTTCCTCGCCTGGCTCACTGCTAACACCAACGCCAACCTCAAGAAGCTGGTTGTTGGCGAGAACTGATGACTGACACGATCCTTATCATGTCGATCATTACCCTGACGGGTCTCACCGGTATTTGTATCGGCGGGATGGTCGGGGCGGTTCTCTCTAAGAGTCGCGCGTAAGCGCTTCTCTGTTGTCCCATCTTGGCTTGGAACTACTAGCCCTTTGAAAGGGGGCAGAGTTGAAAAGCCAAGTAATCCTCCTTGAGCACCTCCTGCAAGACGCAGGAAGTGCTCTGGGGTTCAGTGCAAAGAGAGACATTGAGACTCTCTGGGAGAGATACGACAAGGAAGGTTTACCTTTCTTGACGATCACACTGCCACGCCTCGATGACCTGCTTGTTGCAGGGCTTCGGGACGGACAACTCCCTTCGTACGAAGGGTGGTTGTCGCGGTGTGCCTACCCTGAATTCCTTCGTGGAATTTGGGGTTTGATCTTCTCCAGGGATGGAGCATTGCTCTCCAACCCCAGCATACCGGCAATTCGCTGGCTTCGTCAGATCTCACGTCTTCATAAGAAGATTTTCGAGGTTTGCGAGCCTGAGCGTGTTGAGGCCGAAATTTCTCAGTTCAAGACTACAGACTCAAGTCTGCCATCGAGAGCTGAAATTCGTTCCTCAATCGACCCGTATGCCCGAAAAGTTGCCCAACTGTTGTTTGGCAAACTGATCGGTGAGGCCCTTGCGACCGTCGGAGACGGCAAGCATGGGCCCGGTGCTGTATCCGAACACTTCGGTGTTAATGAGAGATGGGGTTTCGACTCCATCTCTTACAACATCGAAGCGCTGGTGGGACCTGAGTATTTTCGATCCTCATGGATCGATCTGCTCGAGCGGCCCCCCTCCATTCAGGAGGTACCTGCTAGACTGATTGCAGTCCCAAAGACTGCTGTTAAGCCGCGTTTGATTTCAATCGAACCGGCTTATAATCAGTTTGTTCAGCAGGCGCTTCAGCTTCGTCTAAAAGACTTGCTGGAGCGTGGTGATTTTGCGTGTTCTTACACGTATCAGCACCATAACCAGAGGATGGCCCTTCAAGGGTCGATTGATGGCAAGATTGCCACAATCGACCTTTCCGAGGCCTCGGACCGTGTTAGCTTGGCACTTGTAGAGGAGCTCTTCGGGTTTAACCCGTCGTTCATCCGCTACTTGAAGCTTTCGCGTTCACGGTTCGTACAGACCGAGGATGACGATCTTATTCTTCTGAATAAGTTCGCGTCCATGGGGTCCGCATTGACATTCCCTGTGGAATCGATGGTCTTCATGACTCTCGTTGTCACAGTTCTATGTCGTATGCGGGGCGACTTTTCTGAGCGGACTATCAAGTCCTATCGGAAAAGATCGGGTACACTGAGCATCTATGGAGATGATATTATCATTCCCGTAGATGCCTACCCCAACGTGGTGCAGTCACTGACTTCCCTTGGGATGAAAGTGAATGATTCAAAGAGTTTCTCCAAGGGAGAATTCAGAGAATCCTGTGGAGTTGACGCCTTCGCAGGTCGGGTTGTTACACCGGCCTACGCGCGCGCCTATCTACCTACATCACGGGCGGAGAGCAACTCACTCGTGAAAGCGAGTGCGCTGCGAAACCAGCTCTACAACATGTTCGGATATATCCGAACTGTTGCTCACCTGGATTCCTTGATTGGAAAACTGGTGAAATACCCCTCAATCCCTCACGGGATGGATGGTATTGGACGCTGGTCAGATGATCCTGATTATTCGTTCTGTCGATGGAATCCCACGCT